CGGCTCTCGGACTCCATCTATAATTATTTGCTGATTTCATAAGTTCCCCTATACAATCATAATGTTTTTTATGCTAATCGTCTAAGACTAAAAGCGGTTCGTCATCTGTTTTACTCTTGCGCTTTCTCTTTTTCTTCATGAATGGATTCTCACCAGCACAGGTAAACCACTCGCCCCCAACCATGAATTGATTGTCCTTCACAACCTGAACATGCTCAGGATTAACCAAGATTTCTGTCTCTTCGTCTGGACTGAATTCAAAGTGTTCTAATATCTTAACTGTTTGCATTACATACCCCACGGATCATAAGTCCCCTGCACTTTCCTCGGTAAGTTTGCCGGCCTTCTCTTCAATCGTCTTGCACCTTCACAGGCATATCGCAAAGCATCAATAACATGATTGTGCTTGTCTTCGAGAACGCTGGTAACTTGTTCAGTGTCAGGGTCTACTTTATACGAATAGTTTGTAAGTTCGTCAATGGTGTGCTGGCATCTCGGATGAACGACAATATCAAAAGACTTTAGGAATTCTACGCCATCTTCAAGACTCCCTTTGCCTTTAATTGCTGGTTGAATCTTTGGAAAGCCGTGTTTCCTCAAGTGTGAGACTGTCTCAGGTCTTGCACTGTCTGCAACAATAGGCCATTTCTCAGACTCAGGAATCGTTAGAAACAGTTCAGGAGTATCAATAATCTCACAACCCACCTGATACGCTTCATGATCGACAAAGAGCGTTCTGCCTTCAAGATAGCATCTGATAAGCACTGTTGGATCAACTGCAAAGCCCCAGTCAGCACCGAACTTAAAGAAAGCATCTTTTGGTGTTTCAAACTCTTCGACTCTCCAATTCTTAAAGACACGAGATTCCGAGTTGAGGTTATACGCACCCAACCAAACATGTCGGTACTTGTCAATGTCCCTTGATCTGTCATACTCCATTTCCTTTCTCAGCACATCAGGAAGCCAGGGGTTGTCATTGTAATTTGCTTCAATGATGATTGAGTCCTCTGGGGGATCATCACAGCGCAAAAAAGCATCGACTGCATCCGTGTCCTTATCAGGGTTCCAGCTAAACCAAATTTCAGAGTTCGGTTTTCTAATGGTTGGACGCAATAAATCAAGGCTTCTTTGGCTTAATGTCTGAGCTTCTTCAACCCAAGCACAATCAAAGCCCTCAAGAGACTTGATAGAGTCCGCTGTGTGGTTCTGCATCCCCTGAAAGATGATGACTCCCTTCCCTCGCTTGCTTTTGATTTGCTGATCCTGAATATCAAACAGGTCTTGAAAGTTGTTCTCAATGATCTTGTCAACGATCAACTGCCTCACTGAGAGCTTGATAGACTTTTGAATCTCTCTTATTCCCACTGTTTTCCTGTTCGGATCTTGAGCATGAAGAATTGAAACCAGGTTGGCAAAGGTGTGAGACTTTGCCGAACCTCTACCGCCATGGATTGCTTTGTATCTCGCTGGCTTGAAAAGAGGCTTTGCGTATTTGGGTAGGTTAACTTTAGTTCTCGTCATCAGGTTCTATGAAGTCAATGTCTATACCTGATACTGAAACGTCATGCTCATGTCTTTCGGGACTGTATGCTCCACGAATCTTGCAGAGCTTGTCATAGAATGAAGCAGCAGCAGTTCTATCCCTAGCTTCTCTCGATTCCTGATACATTTCCTTGCCTTGTTGAATCAGCCAATCCAGTGTAAGCTCGTTCTTCTTCTCTACTTTTTCCCGTAGTTCTTCGACCCTTAGCATTACACTAGCATTGCCTAGCAACCTACTAGCACTTACATCAGCACCCTTTTTGCTGTAACCAGCATCAATATAGGCTTGAGTAGCACTTTTGCCTTGTGCGATTCCTTGACAGAAAAGTTCATGTCTTTGATTTGCTAAACGTGCCATACCAAAATTATACCACAAAAGAAAAACCCCGGGCGATCCATTCCAACCAATCAACCCAGGGCCACTGCAAGAAAGTAGAAAGAAAAGGTTCTTTGTACTATTCCGTTAGTCTATCAAATATTACGATTTTGTATAGGGGTATTTAAAAAATTCTTTTATTGCCCCCCTTTCCCCCTTCTCAAAAGCCAATTCAACCAACGTTAACAAAAGAGTTTTGTAATTTGTGGGTTTTTTGTGAGAAATTTGTGACCCTCAATCCCTTTTGTAGAGCTGTTCTTCGATAGGTTTAACAAATTACTGAGAAAAAACTGACAAAACTTGTAAACCATATACTTATATAATCCGCTGTACTTAATAATAACCCCTTTCTCTTAATAATATTTAATAACCTTATTTTTATCAGTAATTTGTTAAAAGCTTGGAGATGCCAGTATTCAATACCCCTAGAGGGTCACAAAAAACTTACAAAAAAGTCACAAATCTTGAACTAATTTGTGGGTGAATGAATATCTGAGGGGTCATGCGTCGGGGATCTGGGGTAGAATGTATGCTTGCTTCTCTACTGAGAACTTTGTATATTCTTAGGCAGTCGAAAAAAAATAAAGCCCTCGGCTGTCTGCAAAACTAAACCGAAGGCTTTGAAAGGTTATACGATGATTGTAACTCATTTCAAGAGTAAAGAGAACCCTAGAGGCTACAAAGCCCCATTCCCAACTAAATCAATTGCACTAAAGCATTCAAAAGATAACGGTGCGCCTCAGTATTCGTTCACGCAATTTCGTGCAAACTACAGAAAAAAGACAAATGTGATCCGAACTCATGCGGTTGTCCTTGATATTGATAACCAATCTGGGGGGAATCACATTACTTGGGAGGACTGCGAAGAATGGTTCTGTGACTCAGGTTTAGAATTTTCTATGCACACCACCAGGAGTCACACCCAAGACCTACATAAAATTAGAGCCATATTCCCATTGGATCAACCCTGCACAATAAACGAGTTCAAGCCAACTGTGGAAGCTCTCATTAAGTTTTTGGGTATAGATGAATACAAGGACTGCATTGATGAAAAGTCTTACTGTGCAGAGCAAGGATGGTTCTACCCTTCCCATGTAAAGGGTAGAATGCCCCTTGAATTGAGCCAATCGGGTGAAAAGTTTAAGACTATTAAGGTTAGTGCATCGAAAGCTCTGGCAGGAATAGACTTCAAGAATCTTGTTATTGAAGACCTGTTAGAAGCCAAAGGCCTGAAGTACGGAGAAAAAGAGCCGTCTGGTTTTACTCGTTGTGATTGCCCTTGGCATGAACACGATCAGGAGATAAGTTCCTGTGCATTCATCCAGGAAGATGGACAGTGGCCCAAGATTACATGTCATGCGAACAAGTGCCAAGATTACGGATTCATGGACTTTCTAGCATTGTTCACAAAAGAAGAACTGGCAAAGTATGCACCGCAGAACAAGTATTTCAAAAGAAAGAACAAGGAAGGTAAGCCAAAGGCTCTATTATGTAACTTTCAAGCACTTTTAGCTATGAAGGGTATCAAGATAACGCTAAACACTGTTTTAAAAGATTTCTTTTTTGAGTACCAAGGCAAGAAGGAAAGACTAAACGATTTCCACATTGAGAGAATAATAGAGTATGCCTCTGATTATGAAATGACTCTAAGCACTAAGAGAGCTGGTGAACTTGTAAACGCTGTTTGCGATTTACCAGAAAACGAAGAAAACCCCATAGCGGAATGGGTTCTTTCTTCAGATTGGGACGGGGAACGAGACTATGTCAAAGAACTCTTTGAGACGATTACTTTTCAGGATCATATAACAGAAGATGACAAAAAGTTTTTTGCAAAGCTTTTTACAAAGTGGCTGGTTAGTGCAGTTGCGATTCTCTTTGAGAAGGGTACAGACGCATTTACCAAGGGCGTTCTAGTTCTACAAGGTGAACAGTCTGTGGGTAAAACTTCCTGGATCATGCGACTACTACCAAAGAAGTTATCAGAGTACATTTACTCTGGAGCCAGTTTAAACCTACAAGACAAAGACTCAAGATACGAATCAATCTGTGGCTGGATAACAGAACTAGGAGAACTTGACGCAACATTCAGGAAGACCGATATTGCAAAGCTGAAGGCATTTATTACTACAGTTGTTGACTTG